AAAGTCTAGACCATGCTAGACAAATAGTGTATAATCAAGCATTGAGCAAATTCAAATTTTGGATTTGCCTTACTATTTGGAGAAAATATGCAAAATCGATCTTTCAGTGCCGAGCAAAAAGCCAAACTGACACAGATAATCAATGAAGGTATGCAGGTAATGATGGAGGTTGAAACCTTAAATGGTGGACTCAACGATACCATCAAGGCTGTGGCAGAAGAATTAGAAATCAAACCTGCTATATTGAAAAAAGCAATCAAGCTAGCGCACAAAGCCGAGTTTGGTCGTGAACAGCAGGATCATGAGTTATTAGAAACTATTCTTACCACAGTAGGCAAAACTTTGTAAATGTTTCAACGCAGAGCCATTCCAATTTTTCCACACGGGGGTCCTAAGAAATTCCCTAACAAACAGTTGCAGGGTTTGCTATGCACTATGCCTTGGAACAGTATAGGTGTTGGGCTAAATGGTGATGTATTTCTATGCCAGTGTGAAGCTTGGTTACCTACCAGTATTGGTAACATTTGGGATGACGATTTAACTGCATTGATGCAATCAGATACTGCCAAGGCTATTAGACGCAGTATCACTGAAGGAACTTATGAATACTGTAACGAACAGGTTTGTTATATCTTACAACAGAAAAATTTACATAGTCTAGACCATATCTATCCGCTGGACCTAAGACAGGTAATGCAGGACGAACATGGTTGGCTGATGCCGACACATATCATGTTAGCTTTAGATCCTACCTGTAATCTAAGCTGTCCTAGTTGTCGGACGGAAGTCACTAAAAAAGTCGAAGACGATCAGGCTAAAATTGATCATATTGCTCAGAGACTAGTAGATAACCTTTTTAGTCGTGGTACTGAACAGCAGGTCAATGTGACGGTTAGCACCAGTGGTGAATTATTTGCCAGTGATGTATTGATGCACATGGTCAATCAAATTGATTTGAGTCTAATACCACGCTTGAATCTACAGATACAGACCAATGGCCTACTACTGCCACGACGCTGGGACAGAATAGCCACGAAACATCAAAACATTGGTATGATCACTGTCACTGTTGACGCAGCAACGGCTCGAACCTATGAAACTGTACGTCGCGGTGGTCGGTGGTCTGACATGCTGGCAGCACTAGATTTTATCAAAGATCTCAAGCAGTCATTGGATTTTGAACTCAGACTGCGAATGGTTGTACAAAAAACCAATTTCCAAGAAGCTCCGGCTTTTTATGATCTAGCACAGAAGTATGAGGCTGATTTAGTTGAATATACTCGTTTGACAAACTGGCATACTTGGTCATATTTAGAGTTCAAAATGCACGACGTGTTAGATCCAAACAATGTAAAATATAAAACAGCTCACAAAGTGCTTAGTGACTGTATCAATCGACCTAGCACATGGCACAATTTTGTGTTATAATTACTCTAACAACAAGGAACAACATTGAGTTATGTAGACGCCCTATTTGATCGAGAACATGATCGAGTACACATAGTAGAACGTCGCAACGGCGAACGTGTGTACCAGGAGTATCCTGCAACCTACATATTCTACTATGACGATCCCAAAGGCAAGTTTCGTAGTATCTACGGCCAGCCAGTCAGCAGGTTTGCTACACGCAACAGCAAAGAATTTCGCAAAGAGCAACGCATACATTCGGGCAAACAGTTGTACGAGTCTGACATCAATCCGGTGTTTAGATGTCTGGAAGAAAACTACAAAGGCCAAGATGCGCCACGCCTACACACAGCATTTTTCGATATTGAAGTAGACTTCGATCCTGAAAAAGGCTACAGTCGTCCCGACGATCCTTTCAACAAAATTACTTCGGTTACTGTGTATCTAGACTGGTTGGATCAACTGGTCACATTGGCTATTCCGCCACGACACATGAGCATGGACACTGCCAAAGAGATTGCTGCTGAATTCACAAACACATTCATGTTTACTGAAGAAAAAGATCTCTTAGATAACTTTCTGAATTTGATTCAAGACGCTGATGTACTCAGTGGGTGGAATTCAGAAGGCTACGACATTCCCTACATGATCATGCGCACTACCAAGGTTCTCAGCAAAGACGACACACGTCGTTATTGTCTTTGGAATCAGTTGCCCAAGCAGCGTACATTTGAACGTTTTGGTGCAGAAAATATCACGTTTGATTTGATCGGTCGGGTGCATATGGACTATATGCAACTGTATAGAAAATATACCTATGAAGAACGACACAGCTACAGTCTTGATGCTATCCTCGAGTACGAAGGTCTAGAAGGCAAGACCAAGTTTGAAGGTACTCTGGATCAACTGTACAATCAAAATTTCAAGACGTTCTTGGAGTATAACAGGCAGGACGTGAATGGCATTGCGCAAATGGACAAGAAATTAAAGTTCTTGGACTTGGCAAATACGCTGGCACATGAAAACACAGTTTTGTTGCCCACCACAATGGGCGCAGTGGCAGTGACAGAACAGGCCATTATCAACGAAGCACACGAACGTGGTATGGTTGTGCCCAGTCGCAAAGAACGACTCAGTGATGAGGATACACAGGCAGCAGGTGCCTATGTGGCCTATCCCAAAAAAGGCATGTGGGATTTTGTAGGCAGCATTGACATCAACAGTCTGTATCCAAGTGCTATTCGTGCGCTGAACATGGGACCAGAGACCATTGTGGGACAGCTCAGGCCGACCATGACTGATCGCCTGATCAAAGAACGCATGACATCTGGACAGAGCTTTGCCGCAGCCTGGGAAGGACTGTTTGCCACACTAGAGTATACTGCTGTGATGGAACAACAGCGCGGCACTGAGATTACCATTGACTGGGCCAATGGCGATGAATCTGTACACTCGGCCGCTGAAGTATGGCGTATCATATTTGACAGCAATCGTCCTTGGATGATTTCGGCCAACGGTACCATATTCACTTATGAAACAGAAGCCGTGATTCCGGGTCTGCTGAAACGTTGGTATGCTGAACGTAAACAGATGCAGGCCAAACTCAAAGAATGCACTACCAAAGAAGATGAAGAATACTGGGACAAGCGTCAGCTGGTCAAGAAGATTAATCTAAACAGTCTTTATGGTGCTATTCTAAATCCCGGCTGTCGCTTTTTTGACAAACGAATTGGACAATCAACCACACTGACTGGGCGCAGCATTGCCAAACACATGGATGCTTATGTCAATGAATGTATAACAGGCAAGTATGATCATACAGGCGAAGCCATTATCTATGGCGATACTGATTCCTGTTACTTTACTGCATATCCTACCCTGCGTGAAGAAATTGATCAAGGACGCATGGAGTGGTCTAAAGAAATAGCTGTACAACTTTATGACAGTATAGCCGAGCAGGTGAATCAGAGCTTCCCGGGGTTTATGGAACAGGCTTTTCATGTGCCCCGAGACATGGGTTCAGTGATCCGAGGTGGTCGTGAAATTGTGGCCACACGTGGATTGTTCATTACCAAGAAACGCTATGCTGTGCTTTACTATGACAAAGAAGGCAAGCGAGCCGATGTGGAAGGACGTCCTGGCAAAGTCAAAGCCATGGGCTTGGATCTCAAACGTTCAGACACGCCCAAGGTAATTCAAGACTTTCTAAGCAGTGTGCTCAACGAAGTACTCAATGGTGCTGGCAAAGAAGAAATCGTAGAAAAGATTCGTGCGTTCAAATTTGAGTTCAAGGAACGTCCAGGATGGGAAAAAGGATCACCCAAACGTGCCAACAACATCACACAGTATGCTAAAAAGGAAGAACGAGAAGGTCGTACCAACATGCCCGGGCATGTACGTGCCAGTCTCAATTGGAACACACTCAGACGCATGAACAGCGATAACTACAGTATGCAGATTGTCGATGGCATGAAAGTCATTGTGTGCAAGTTGAAACACAATCCGCTGAACTGGACCAGTATTGCCTATCCAACTGATGAACTACATTTGCCGCAATGGTTCAAGGAGCTTCCTTTTGATGATACTGAAATGGAATCTACCGTCATTGACGGCAAAATAGACAATCTATTGGGTGTACTAGATTGGGATCTAGCCAGTGCAACACATACAGAAAATACTTTTCAATCGTTGTTTAGCTTTGAATGAAACTTAGTAATCTAGTCAGTGTCAGAAATCGTCTACGCGAACACAATCGCGATCGCCAGGCTTACAGCGACTTTATGACCAGAGCCAACTACAGTCTACAAACCACATTGGCTCTGCCTAGCATTAGAGAGATACACGAAGTCAGTCAGGCCAGGCAGCTACGTGACTTGGACCAAAGTTTGCAAAATTGGTATGACAGTGTGGATCGTATTGTGAATGATATCAATCGAGAAATTGACACACACAGTCAACGATACATGAGCGAAAGCGAGAAGCTTTGGTTTCGCAACCCCAAAGATAGAGAAATTTTACCGTTGTCCTGCGAAGCCGAAGATCGACGTTATATCAAAGAACGCTGTGAGCTGTACAACGATTGGCGGTTTCCTGGTGTGCTGTTTGGTGCTACCGATCAGTATATTATTCAAGCTCTTACTGGACTTGACCCACTGTACATCGTTGACACTTCGCATGATAGAATTGACAACACCATTGAGCAGTTTAATGAACGCTATCGTTATCGAGTAAGAAAATACATCAACAAACGCACAGATCAATTGGCCAAACTGCCAGAAAATCAAATTGGATTTATCATCAGTTACAATTGGCTAAATCATCAACCCTGGAGTCAAATCAGAGCCGCACTTGATCGCGCACAAGAGTTGTTACGACCTGGTGGCACGTTGGCCTTTACCTACAACGACTGCGACAATCACTACGGCGTGCTTTGGTTTGAAAGTCAAGGCACTGTCAGCTATGTCACAGGCACAATGATACGCAACTATGCTATCAGCCGTGGTTGGCACATAGTCAATGATTGGACTGATGGTATCAATCTACACTGGTTAGAACTGCGCAAAGAAGGCGAGTTGTCGACTACCAGAGCCGGACAGACATTGGCTAAAATCCATGCAGATCCCGAAAGCGTCAAGAAGTACATTGAACAACAGCGTGTTAGTGAACGCGAAGCTCTCAAACGTCAACAAGAATTAGAAAAATTGTTCAAAGAACTAGATGCCAAACAACAGGTTGAAGCAGCAGCCGCAGCCCGGGCCGAATATGAAAAACTCATAATAAGAGCTTTAGAATTAAACATTTCTGATCCAAGAGCCTACGAACCCGGAAAGTTGCGTCGTATAGTTGAACGTCGTGAAATTATTGCTCGAAACAACAAACATCCTCTGCCAAAACGATAATCTGTCGTTGACAACAGTCGATCTAAATAGTATACTAATCACATTAACCTTAAGGAAATTCTATGAGAGATTATCTACTTGATCTAGTCAGTCATACCTATGATTTAGGTCTAATCAACCTTATCAAAGTCACTGCCGATGACAAAGCCACTGCTATCGAAGCCATTGCCGAAGACAAAAGCATTGTACTCAATGGTCGATTCCACAATCCCATTGCTGATTTTGTCAATACGTTTGGTATGCCCAATCTAGGCAAACTAAAGATTATTCTAAATCTACAAGAATACAAAGAGAATGCCGATATCACAGTGATACATCAGGAGCGTAACAGCAGTCAAGTACCAGTAGGTCTGCACTTTGAA